CCCTGCGCCGCCTAGTGACGACACTAGTGTTCGCAGGAAAAAGTTGGTTGCCATCAGATTTCGTAGCCCCAGATAGCAAACGTCACCGTCTGGGCATTGGTCGTCGTCACGCGCAGCGAATAATCTGCTGCCCCTCGGATCGGGGTCGGGAACGACATGATGACACCCGGCTTATTGGTCGCACTCGGCGCGAACTCACCATCAAAAATCGCAGCGTCAGTGCCCCGGTTGTAGGTGGTGTCACCAGACGCACCAAACCACAAAACGCAAGTGCCTGCGGTTGTACCGCCTGATTGAATTTGCACTGAGGTAATTACAAGGGCTTTGGTTGATGCTGGACTCCAAATTGGATCTCCGGTTGCCGCAGCGGTGTACTGTTTCCCTTTCCATGTCGATACGTTGCCGCGTGTGCGATCCCAAGTCGTGCCGTTGAAACCGTACAGCCTTGCTTGCGTGTGCAACTGATTGACGGCGTTAGTCTCACCATCAGTGCCTGCTGTATCTACAGAGACCGGATTGGTGCCATCGCCAACCTGCACCTGACCCTGCACCCGCGAGACATCAACCAACATGCCGTTGCTGGCATCCGCAGGGATCAACGTCCTGTCGCCATCAGCACTGATGGCAAGCTTCATCAACTGGATCTGCTCACCAGTTCCAGTTACCTGATCCGTGGCGATGTCAGCGCCGGAGCCGGGTGTAATGGGTACGTTATCGGCCACGGTTCAGCCCCTTACAGTGCAAAGATGCCGGAAGCGTTCCAGGTCACCGTGATATCTCCGCCGTTGGGAGTCACAGGCAGACCTGTCACGCTCGTGTCGATGTACGCCACCAGTGGAGAGGTTCCTGCCGTTCCGGTGTCAACATAGATCACCAGCGCCTCGACCGTGTTGCCCGTCACAGTTGGGAAAGTAACGTCACCGCCATCAAAGACACCGTTGGTCACAGACTTGGTTGCACCAATGGTCTGCGCGGTGCCAACAACGCCGGTCAGCGAAGTAAGGAATTGATCCGACGCGCTGTAGGTATAGACGCCCGTATCAACAAGGGCGACCTTCACCGTGCCCGTCAGCAGGTTTGTGTTGGTGGCCGCGCCAAGGATAGTTTCCTTGTACTTCGGATAAATGGCATTTGCCATGATTACTCCGTTTCAATGCCTACGATTTTGCCATTTTCACGGATGATCCGCTTTGGGCGTTTGATTGCAGCAATGGCCTTGTCCGTCGTTTCTTTGCTGGACTTAGACATTTCATCAAGAGATTCTTTAAGTCCACTTCCTGCATCGTTCAGGCTTTGCATCATCTCGCGCATTGCCTGCATTGCCTCAGTCATGGCGATGGTGGACTGACTTTCTTCTCTGGTCTTGACTATCTGAGACTCCATATCTGCCAACTTGGCGATTTTGATCGCCGTATCAGCACGCAAGGCCTCAAGTTCAAGCTCCATCTTCATGCGCTCAATGTCCGAATTATCGTTCACTGGCTGCGCTGCTGCTTGAGTTTTCATCGTCTCAGAAGAAGATGACATCTCAGGCTGTGCCGTGATTGTGACTTCTCCGCCGATCTTAGACATTGTTTCAAGCGTCTTGGCCTGCGTTTCTTCTGCTTTGGCAACTGTCAGAACCGTATCGGCTCTAGCCTTAGCCGCCTTGGCCACAGCCTCCTCAGCAGCGGCTTGCAGGAAGATCGTATTCGGGTCTTGCGGCTGACCCTGAATTTCAATCATCAACTCCTGCGCTTCTTCATCTGTCGGCTTAATCACGCCAAGCTTGAGGAGTTTCTTGCGGAAGAAGTCTCGGACATCGGAGATGCCTTCGCCTTCCATGTTCATCATTGCCATCGCCTGCAGAACCTGCTGAGTCTCAGGGTCGGTTGTGATGGCCAGCATTCCGGTCAGGGCTTTGACAGTTGCAGCGCGTTTTGACTGGCTTGTCGGCCCAACTTGGACGTCAATGTCGAATTTTGCAGACGAGATGTCGTTTTCGTACTCCATCTCACCATTCGTGTTGATGGTCGGCTTCATCAGTTCAACGGACGATACATCTCCGTTTTGATTGATAGCCTTCATGCTTCGGCCTTCTTCGACGTAGATTTCCTGCGCCATTGACAGCCAAATCTCACCGCAACGTTTTGCCGCCTTGGCAAAGTTGCTCATGTAGATGAAGGTCTGCATGTCCAGCCGCTGCTGGATCATCTCAACGGCTTTGCCGCTGATGTTGCTGACGATCTTGTCGCCCTGCTCCTGGTTGCCCAGAACGTCGCGCATGTCCTGCTCGGTAACCGTAATGATCCCGGCCAATGCTGGAGGGATGGCAGGCGACTTTGTATAGCCAACTGGGGGGCTGACTTGCGTTGATCCGTCAGCAGCCGTGATCGGATTGATCAGCAGATATGGGTAATCCTTAATGTTGTCCTCTGCCCACATCAACTGGTGCCCTGCGACTTGCTCAGGAGTCAAGATGGGCTTCTCAACGCTGGACAAAGCGGCGATCTCACCCAGCTTAGACAACTGCATGTTGCGAAGCCGCTGGGCGTCTTTGGCCAAACGGACATGCCCCATGCAGCGCTCGATGTTGTCCACAAACCAGCGCTTGCCGTACACAGGAACGACTGGAATGCATTTGCCTGCGATGTAGCCGCAGTCCTCAAGCACTCGACCGCCACTCAGGATGTACTTGTGAATCTTGCGACGCTTGACGCGCTTTTGGCGCACCTCAACGGTGCCGATAGCCGCCAGAGTTTCCTCCAGCATATCGTCGTTCTCAAAGTCCTCGCGGCGATAGCGTTCTTCCTCGCCATCAAGTCTTTGGAAGATTCGGATGGTTTCGTTGACTTCCTCGACCCGGTAATACTCAGCGATGAACACTACGTCGGGCGTCAACCAGTCGAACTCGTACTGATGAATGGTTTTTGGCCAAGAAGTCGGGTCGTCCTCATACGCCTCGCGGTAAGCGTCGCGGGTCATAGCTGTCAGGACATAGCAAAACTTGGCGTCTGATTTGTCTTGGCGCTTTGACTGAAGGTCAAAGAACACGGACGAGTCTGCGTCAAAGATCGGCTCAATGCGAACACGCTGCTTTTCGTTCTCGTCGTCCTCGTCGTCCTCGTATTCTGTCCTAAGACGCCACGCCCCGAACCCACCTCCGACAGCTTCTTCAAACGCATTGTCGTAGGCCTCAGATGCCACTGAGTCCTGCTCGTCTGCTCGGTACAGACCATCAAGTGTTTCAGCCAGGCTGTCGTACTCAACGCCTTCTTTGCTGACGAAATCAACGCTCACGCGGTTGTTGCGGTATTCGTTGATGATACGAATGACCGCCATGTGAACCTTGTTCACTTCAAACTTTGGCTTGTTTTCGTACTGATCCCACAGCGGGCCTTCCCACTGAGCGCCTGCAATGCTGTAGAAACGACGATCCTGCAGGCACTGAAGCCGTTCATCCCTAAGTGCGGACTGTACTTTGTCGAACTCAGCCAAAGCCTCTGCGTGGAGGTTATACAGCCGCTGTTCGTTTGAGATTCTGGCCATGGTGTTCCTGTTTACCAGCGATTGATCGTAGGCATTGGCCTGAAGTCCATAGCTTTAGGCGGAGCAGCCCGGCGGACGCCTTCGCAAGCATACCTTAAAGCGTCAATAACATGGTTTTTTGTATCTTGCAAGACTGGAAGAACTTGCCCCGTAAGCGGATCTGTCTTGTAGCTGTACAAGGTTAGTTCGTCAATGGCGTGCTTGCACCTAGGGTGAACAATGATTTCGTAGGATTTTAGCCATTCTATGCCTTCTTGAAGGCTTTTTGGCCCTTTGATTGCACCCATGATCTTAGGAAATCCGTTCTTACGCATGTGACTGATCGTTTCCGGTCGCGCCGAGTCTGCGACGATTGGCCACTTCTCTGCCTCCGGGACGGTCATGAACAGGTCAGGCGTGTTGACGATCTCACAGCCGATCATGTACGCCTCGTGGTCGATGTAAAGCTTGCGGCCTACGATGTGGCAGCGCACCAATACTGTCGGGTCAATTGCAAAACCCCAGTCAGCACCAAGGCGGTGGATTGCGTCGTCTGGTGCGTCGAACTCCTCAATGCGCCAGTTGCGAAAAACTCTGGCTTGAGAGTTGCGAAGGTAAGCGCCTTGCCAGACGTGGGCATACTTGTCTGGGTCACGGTCGCGGTCGTACTGCATTTCGGCCCGTAGGACGTCCGGGAACCAAGGATTGTCCTCCCAGTTCACTTTGATCACGCAGGCGCTTGGAGGCGGTTTTGGGCCTCTTAGGAGGTGGTCTACAGGGTCACTCTCTTGGCTTGGGTTCCAAGTGAACCAGAGTTCGGAGCCAGGCTTACGGATAGTCGGTCGCAGCAGGTCTAGACTGCGCTGGCTTAGGCTTTGTGCTTCCTCGACCCAAGCGCAGTCGTAGCCTTCAAGCGACTTGATCGAGTCTGCAGTGTGGTTCTGCATTCCTTGGAAGATGATCATGCCGTCGCCGCGCTTGGACTTGATGACGGCTTCTTGGACTTCAAAGTACGCTCCGGCGTTCAGTTGTTCGATCTTGAGTTCAAGCAGGCGCTTGACGGACTGAGACAAAGACTTCTGAACTTCGCGCACGCAGACTGTGCGGCGCTTGGCATCCATAAGATGCGCCTCGATGACGGCCTCTGCAAAGAAGTGAGACTTGCCTGAGCCACGGCCACCGAACGCGCCCTTGTAGCGGTTTGGATCAAGCAGCGGAACCGCCCAAGCCGGCGTCTCAATGCGTAGGGTTGTCATTGGTCAATCGCCACAAAAGCAGGCAATGGAATCAACGTCGTCATCAAACATCGACCGCTGTTCCTGGGTGAATTTCAGCATCTGGGCGTAGGACGGGCGGTCGGTGCGGAACTTGGCCCCTGAAGGCGCTGACGCCAACGCCAACGCCAACGCCTCCATTTTTGCCCACCAGACGGCGCGTTGGGGCTTCTCAGCGATCAAAGACAAGATCTGTGACGCGCCCTTGAGGTAGCAGAGGTCGCAATTGCCGTGCATGGTCACGCCATTCATGTTGGGCAGTTCAAGGTCAAAGGGCTGGCTAGCCCAGAACGCTCCGACCATTTCCTTAGTAACTCCCGCAGGCCCGAGCGGTGCTATCTTTTCTTCGTGCTTTCCGTAGTCCTGATTTTTGATCTTGGATAGCCTGATCGGCTCATCAGCCCTGATGCCGAGCATGGAGTCCCACTCTGTCCATCCGATGGACTTCAGGTAACGGTGGATGGCTCGCACCTTCATCTCGACAGTGCAGAACCTGCTGACCGGATTGGGCAGGTAATTACGCCTTCTGATGATGGCCTCAAACGGCTCGCCATCACGGCTGGCGGTCTCAAAGGTCACGACCCGGAACCGATCCTTAGTCTGTTCTGCCTCAGCGTACTCAACCCAAGTGATTGGCACGCCCCATTCTTTTGAGCAGCGGTCAACAAAGCGCAGGGTCGCCTCATCCTCTTTGCCCGTGTTTGCGAAACAGATCTTGGCTTCGGGCGGCAGACCATCGTTGCTTTGCAGAACTCTCCAGAGCATGTAGGCGCTGGTACGCCCGCCTGAGAAGCTGATGCAAGTCGGACTGTTGATCTTAAATTGGTTAGTCATAGTCACTTGCCTACCACCACGCGCTCGATCTTCTGGATGGCCAAAGGACGGTCAGGGTCGCCAGACAGTTCAAGTTTGTCGCCATAGCGTTTCGGGTCCCACTTGGCCAGTAGCTGCATGCGCGTCCAAACGCGATTCTTTTGCCAACTAACGAAGCCAGCATCCGTTGCGCCATTCTGCGTCAACGGAGGAGGCTCGTCGATGATTTTGAGCGTATCAGTTGCAATGACGTCATGACCAGCTCTACGCGCGCGCGCGATGGCTCCGGCGAGTTCTTCGCTCTCATTACACCAGTCGTACCAAGTATTAAGCCCGATCTTTTGGTCTTTGACAGCGTGGGCCAAAGGAGTGCCGTTGCTGACTGCGTTGAGAATATATTCGCAGATTTTGTTTTTTCTATCTTCAGGAATTTTTGCCATTTTCAATCTCGATTAGTTTATCCAAATAATGCCGAGCCTTGAGTAAATCGTCAATGCCGTTTTTATCTCGCCACCTAGAGATATATTTGACGATGTTGCCTTCAAAATATCCAAGGTTATTGGCTGCAATAAAATCCCACGGTTGAATTGTTTTGTTAATGTAATGATTACCTCCGATTTGCATATCATTTGACGAAGTTTTCTGTCTTAATGATCGTTGAAACCGATCTACTGCTTTGTTGATCTGTTCATCATCATTTGACTCGAAAGCCGACTCCAAGTGCTCAAAGGCATTTTTCAGTTGCTCGCTCATGTTAGCGCTTCCTCACTTTCCTGTGGATAACTTTTCCCCGTTTTCCCCGCATCCCGGTGCCCCTCTGCCCCTACCCTATAGGGTATAGGGGCAGGGAGGGGCGTTTTTCCGGGCTTTTGCCCCTGCTGCCCCTTTTGCCCCTAGGGGCGTTTAGGGGCGTTTAGGGGCGTTTCTGTCGGCCTGTTTTCTGCATGATCATGGCGCTTGCTTGCACCTTGTTTGAGACGATCCAGCCGTGTTCATATGGCTCAATGGTGTCCGAGTTTATGAGTTGTCCAACTAAGCTATCTGATCTGGATGATTCAGTTTTATTCTTTGCGGTTCGTTCTGCGTTGCCGTCTTTAATTAAAAGATCACGCAATGCTGATCTAGAAACATAAGGCATGTCGTCTCGTTCTTCTGCACCTGATGCCCACCATGCTCTTTCAAATGTTCTGGTGTTTTCGTCGTGTTTTGTTGGTTTTTTGTGAGGTTTATTTGTTTCTGATTCAAGGTCTGGAACAGCGACGCAGGTAGTTGCAGCACCTCCGAATTTAGTCATCCCCATTTCAATGACTTCAAGTTTGAAATAGATCGTTTCGCCTTTTGTTGGCAATTCTCTTTGCTTGGTGACGGAGACAGATCGAACTCCATCCTTTTCACTAACTTCTATTTCTGTGTCGATGTGTGCGCGGATTCCTGACCATCCGCGAGCGCCTCGTGCAGCGTCCTTGCCGTTATGGTGAATGATCATCATTGCGGCTCCGGTAGCGGTAGCGACCTGATCGAATCTGGCCATGACTGGCCCCATGTCCTCGCCGCTGTTCTCGTTGGCTCCTGCGCTCATCCTAGCGAGTGTGTCCCCGATGATCAATCGGACTGGCTTCCCTTTGATCTGTTCGACTGATCGAACCATTTCGATAACGTCGTGAGCATCTTGAGGCCCGGTGTAGAAGTTTATTGGAACCGGAACCATTGCTAGGTTTTCCAGACTGCATCCGTAGAATTTCTTGATGGCTTGCATCCGTGATCTGATGCTTGCTGGGGCTTCGCTGGCCAAGTAGACAACTAGACCTGGATCGGTCTTGCGTCCGTAGCAATCGGTTCCGTTGGCAATAGCTGTGGCCACTGAGAGTGCCCAGAATGTCTTACCTGAGTTGCTGTCGCCGTAGACCACCACCGAGCTACCGATGGTCATGAGGCCTTCCACCAGTTCATCTGGAGCCTCGTAGGAGCTGCCAAGTTGATCTCCAAAAACTACTTGGAGTTTGTCGATCACCGCCGTGCCAGTTTGCTGCACCAGCAGGCTTGTCAGATCATGCCCGGCCTGTTTGTAGTCATTGGCGTCCATGCCTTCAATGGGAGGCATTACCACTCGCACGCCGTACTTTGCGCTGGCTTGGTCGGCGTATTTTTGACCGACGCCATGTTTGTCATGGTCTGCAACGATGACTATATCTTGGCTGTTGCCGTACATCTCACGCAGACTAGCGGTCACAGGAACGAGGCTGCTGGCGCTATACGAGACGATACACGGCCTGCCGGTTGTCTCATGGATTGATGCGGCTGTTGCGAAACCTTCGGCAACGTAAAGAGTGCCGGGTTCGTCCATTGTTCCGACCATCCAGAACTTGCCACCGGCCTCTGCTCCTGGCTGATAAAGTTTGCCGCCGTCATTGTCGATGTACTGCAAAGAACACAATGTTCCGTCTTGTCCGAACAACGGAAGCATTAGCCTGCCATCGCCAGTGATGCGTGCGCCATGCGCCTGAATCCCCTTGCGCTTGAGATATGGATGCTCCGCATTGGCTGGAGATGCTTGGCTCCAGATCGTATCGACGATGCTTTCTGCAACCTCATGCTGCTTGTCCAGCGCGGCGTCGCGAAGCGCTTTGGCTTCTGCCATGCGCTTCACATGCGCCATTTCTTCTACAGCAGAAAACCTCCTTCCAATGTCAGCACGCCAAGGCGACTCAAACCCCATGCGCCAGCATCCAAAGCGGCCAGCAGGGATACCATCGCCAAATACAACGTACCAGCCGGACTTGTCGCCGCCTTTGTTTGCGCTGCCTTTGGTGCCGGTTTTGAATCGGTGAATCTTGCCGTCAAAGATCACCTGATCAGGCGCGTCCATGCCAGCATTTCTGATGGCATCAATCAATTGCTGATCTGGAGGAGCGATAGGCTTTTCTGGAGGCGGTGACCAAGGCCCGCCAAATACCCTAGATAAGTCAGCCATGCGTCGCTGCCTCTTGGCGATTTAAGTAGACCATCACACGCTGCACCGTCTCGTACTTCGGGCTTGCTCCAGCCATCATCCGGTACAACACATTCGGATGAACGCCTGCTCCTCGCGCAACGGCCCGGATGTTTCTGTCTGCCAGCATCTGCCGCAGCTTCTCAAGTTCTGGCATTGTTTTCCTCTTTCGAAAAAAAAATCTCGTTTGATGTTGCAATCCTAACCGAACGAGAGTAATCTTGCAACCACTGCGCGAACGGAATGGCCGAAGGCGCAGTTGGAGCAAACATGGCAATCAATCTAAGAACTACCAAGAGCCTGCATGCCAGCGGCACAAAGCTGCTGGTCTATGGTCAGGCTGGGGCTGGCAAGACCAGTCTTATCCCAACCTTGCCGACGCCGATTGTGCTGTCGGCAGAGGGCGGCCTGTTGTCGATTCAAGACGCGGATGTGCCGTTTGTTGAGATCAACGACATGGCCAGCCTGCATGAGGCTTACACCTGGCTGACGGAATCTGCTGAGGCCAAGCACTTTGAGTCTGTGGCAATTGACTCAATCAGCGAGATTGCGGAGGTCGTGCTGAACGCAGAGAAGAAGGCAACGAAAGACCCTCGCCAAGCCTACGGCGCAATGCAAGAGCAGATGACGGATCTGATCCGTTCGTTCCGTGACCTGCCAGGAAAGCATGTCTACATGAGTGCGAAGCTGGAAAAGAGTCAGGACGAGATGGGCCGGATGCTGTATGCGCCGAGCATGCCGGGTAACAAGACGGGTCAGATGCTGCCGTACTTCTTTGATGAGGTGCTGGCTCTTCGTGTTGAGAAAGACTCTGAAAACGGCACCCAGCGTGCGCTGATGTGCGATTCGGACGGCCTGTGGCTGGCAAAGGATCGCAGCGGAAAGTTGGGTCAGTGGGAAGCGCCTGATCTCGGTCTGATCATTCGCAAGATTGGAGGTGTTGCGTGACCGACGAGATGAAGCAACTGATCTCTGATTGGTGCGTGGCAAAGAACGTCGAGGACTCGGCCAAAGACGAGCGCCGTGAGATCGAGGACAAGATTAAGGCACTGGCCGACATCAAGGAGGAGGTCGAAGGAACCTCAACGTTGACCCTTCAGGATGGGTCTCAACTGAAAGTTGAGTCTCGGATCAATCGCACGGTTGATGCTGAAAAGGTGCAGGAGTTGGCAGCAGAGTATGGATTGCTTGACCACCTTTCCAGCCTGTTCAGGTGGAAGCCTGAGATCAACATGACGGCCTGGAAGCAGGCTGACGAGTCAATTACTGGGCCTTTGGCGCTGGCAATCACTGCCAAGCCTGGTCGCCCATCATTCAAATTTGTCCAAACCAAGGAGCAATGACAAATGGCACAACTTTCACAAGCTTTTGAAGCCTCGCAACTTCCCCAGTCCTCTGGCCTGTACGAGCCGCTTCCGGCTGGATGGTATTCGGCAACGATCAATCAGGCTGAGGTTAGGCCGACCAAGGACGGCAACGGCGAATACATCCGTGTGCGGTACGACATCACTGGCCCGACGCATCAGGGGCGGACGGTGTTTGGCAACCTGAACATCAAGAACGCCAGCACCAAGGCTGAGGAGATTGGCAGGCAGCAACTTGGCGAAATCATGCGGGCGATTGGTCTGACTCGTGTGACGGATACTGACCAGTTGATTGGTGGTCAGTTGTCGATCAAGCTGGACATCCGGCCTGCTACTGAGCAGTACGCAGCCCAGAACGAGGTTCGTGGCTTTAAGTCGCTGGCTGGTCAGCCTGCTCCTGCACCGAGCAAGCCTGCTGCTGCACCGAGTGCTGGTGCCAAGACGCCGCCTTGGATGAAGAAATAAGATGAAGCTAGCGCGACCTGTTAGCAGTATGGGTCGCGCTAACAGCTTTGTGAGTTCAAGAACGCATAGACGAGGGCACATCAAGTGAGTGCAATACCGGAACCACAAAACTCAATCTCAGCGCTGATTGACAAAGCGCATGAGAAACGCAGAGAAGATGAGCAAAGACGTAACTATCTTGGCGCTTCAGTTCTTGGCCATCCTTGCGACAGATGGCTTTGGCTGTCATTCCGCTGGGCTGTGATCGAGCAGTTTCCGGGCCGAATCCTGCGGGTGTTTCGTCGTGGGCAGAACGAGGAAACAACGGTCGTGTCTGACCTGCGGGCCATTGGCATGGATGTGCGGGCCACAGGGGCGCAGCAAAGCCGCTGTGACTTTGATGGTCACATTGGTGGCCATGTAGACGGGATCATTCATGCCGGAGTGCCTGGGGCTGAAAAGACCAAGCATATCTTGGAGATCAAGACGCACAGCAAGAAGTCATTTGATGACATGGAGAAACACGGCGTCGAAAAGTCAAAGCTTCAGCACTTCGTCCAGATGCAGTTGTACATGCTTGGCATGAAGATTGAGCGTGCCTTATACGTTGCTGTCTGCAAGGACGACGATAGGATCTACACCGAGCGTGTAAAGTTTGACGAATCTCTGGCCCAGAAGTATCTGGAGCGAGGCAAGCGTCTGACGCTAGAGGATCGGATGCCGCCTCCGATCAGTGCTGATCCGTCTTGGTATCACTGTAAGTTTTGTGCAGCGCATGATCTTTGCCACGGCAGCAAGTTGACCAAAGAGGTTAACTGCAGGACTTGTGCCCACAGCACCGCCAAGGAAGATGGTTCTTGGCGATGCGAGCGACATGATGCGGACGGCATACCTGTTGACTGGCAGCAACAGGGCTGTGATAGCCATGTCTTGCATTTTGATTTGGTGCCGTGGAAAATGGCTGAACCCCGCGACCAGTGGACTGCGGTGTTTTTGATTGATGATCAGGCTGTAGCGAACGGCGAACCGGATGCCACGGTGTTTGGCAGTCGAGAGATTGTTGGCAACCCGTTGGCTTGTATTAACCCGCCTGAGTTTGTGCAACAACTGAGAGCAGCGTTTGACGGGAGGATTGTCGGATGAACAACGTTGAGGTGTCCAAGGAGTACATCAAAGAATTGCAGGAACTCCACCGCCGCGTGGCATCCCTGCACAATGCGTGGCTGGGCAATCCTTATGGTGAAGTCGATGAGAAGCTGATCGAGATCCGATTGAAGCGTCTCATGGACTGGTTTAGCCGCGATGATGAAGAGGATGAAGGCGTCTGCTCTGCCTGCAATGGCTCGGGCGAGGGGGCGTTTGATGGATCAATTTGCCATGAATGCGGAGGCCGTGGTGAGTGAAAAGTGGTCAACCAAGATTTACAAGCG